TTTGAAAAGGTGATGAAGGCGGCACAATCCGGGCAAATCACCAATCCACATGATCTTGAAAATTATGTTGGTGACTTCGTTTTTAACTTGGCAAATGGCGTAACTTCGTTTAAACTAGACCAACCAGTTGAGGTTCTGGAATCCGGCACCGGGTTCATGATGATCCATCGCGGCGTGTTCGAAAAATACGCATCGAAGTATCCTTCCAACTATTACACCCCTGATCATGTTCGCACTGCTGAATTTGACGGTTCGCGGAAAATCTTCGCGTATTTCGATTGTGAAATCGACCGTGGGTATACCGAGACAGAAGTCAATAGGATTCTGTCGGAAGTGCTGAATTCTGGTGACGTCAAGGCACTGAAATCCGTGAAGAAGAAGATCGTTGATCTGAAAACTCGCGAACGCGAAGCTTCCAACCGTTACCTGTCGGAAGACTACCTTTTCTGTCAGAATGTCAGAAAGGCGGGTATGAAGGTTTGGCTTTGCCCTTGGATGGAACTCACCCACATCGGAACATATCACTTCAAAGGGTCTTTGGGTCATCTTGCTTCCATCGGTGCAAGTCCGACTGCAACTGAAGAATCGAAAACATCACATTATACGAAGGTTGAATAATACACAATATGAAATTTAAAGAAAATACACTGAACATTCTCAAGAATTTTTCCACCATTAACCCTTCCATCATGCTTAGGAAGGGTGATCTGATCAAGACGGTTTCCCCCGGAAAAGACGTTATGGCAGTGTCGACAATTGAAGACACCATTGAAAGCGATGCTGGTATCTACAATATTTCACAGTTCCTTTCTTCGTTGTCTCTTTTCACCGATCCTGAAATCGGTTTTGAAAGTGACCATTTTGTCATCACTGATGGCAACCGATCCATCCATTACACATATGCGGCGGAAAACCTCATCCTGTCGCCATCGAAAGATAGTATGGATGTCAAGGGGGTTCACACTGAATTTGACATGCCATGGACAGAAATTAAAAATCTGATCAATGCGGCGGCGGTGTTGCAATTGCCTGACATTCAGATTATGTCCGGTGAAGGTCATGTGACCATTTCCACCATCAATAAGAAGAACCCGACCGCCAACGTCTATTCGGTCGATCTTCCGGCTGACTCTACCGGTGACGGTAAGAAGGTGGAAATTTCCACCCAAAAACTCAAACTTCTCCCAAATGATTATCATGTTCGGCTTGGCAATGGTGTCGCCGAATTTAAATCAAACGTGGCTGTCTATTGGATTGCCCTCGAAAGTGAACGGAAACGGTGAAACATACACTTTTACTAAATACTCCGAGTTTAATTATTCGGAGTATTACAATTGGAAAAGTATGGTTTCATCTATCTTTGGTATGATCGAAAACACAGGCGATATTATATTGGAAGTCATTGGGGAACTGTATGTGACGGGTATATTTGTTCGTCAGTATGGATGAAAAATTCGTATATACGACGTCCGCAAGACTTCAAACGTCGTATTATTAAATATGTCAATGATCGTGAAAATATTCTGAATGAAGAACATAAATGGCTTGATTTGATTAAGGATGAAGAGCTTGGGAAGAGGTATTATAATCTCACCAAACATCATCCCGGACATTGGAGTCACGATCCAAATAGAAATCTAACTGTAAGTCAAAAGATTTCTATTGCGATGAACCGTCCTGAAACAAAGGAAAAACTTCGTAATGGTAGGCTTGGGAAGAAACATTCCGAAGAGACGAAGGAGAAGATTTCCAAGGTTCAACTAGGAAAGACTGTTTCAGAAGAAACTCGTGTTAGGATGTCATGTGCTAGTTCTGGTAGAAAGCATTCTGATGAAACCCGCTCAAAAATGTCAGATATACAAAGTAATCGCACAGAAGAGCATCGTTTAAAACTTTCTGAAGCTGGTAAGCGTAGAAAAATGAACGATAAACAGAGACAAGCTCTTTTAGATGCTAACTTAGGAAATCGTCAATCTGAAGAGACTAAGAAGAAACGGTCTAATTCATTATCTGGACGATCATTATCGGAAACCCATAAAGATCGTATCAGAGATTCTAAAATGAAGAGCTATTCTTTTGTTTCACCATCTGGTGAAGTAATACATACTTCAAACTTAAAGTTGCTATGCGAAAATAATTCCTTGTCTATACAAGGAATGTATAGACTTGCGAGTGGAAAAAGATTACAATACAAAGGTTGGACTGTTTTCAACCATTAAGGAGAAATGATAGAACATGGAAAATATCACTATTAGCGCCGATCTGGCAAAAGACCTTGCAACGGTCATTCATACTGCATCGCAGCGAAACGCATTTCGTCTTGAGGAATATGCAGCGATCCATCAGGTGTATCAAAACCTGATTACCGCGATCAACAAGAGCAACGAGAAGAAAGAAGTAGTANGNAATAGCGATAGCTACGGGGAGTAATTAATGTCTGAATACCTTTGGAGCGAAAAATATCGCCCTGCACAAATCTNGGACGTTATTCTTCCCGATGAACTCCACAAGACNTTTTCTNCCATGGTTGANGAAGNAAATGTNCCAAATATGACTTTTGCCGGTTCTGCTGGCGTCGGCAAAAGTTCTGTAGCAAAGGCACTTCTCAAAGAGATTGGTGCGGATTACTACACCATCAANGGTGTCNNNCANGGNTCTATCGACACTCTCCGGAACGAAATTACCGATTTTGTGTCAACGGTTTCCTTTTCTGGTGGTAGAAAATATGTTCTGATCGAAGAAGCGGACGGTATGTCGCCAAAAATGCAGGATGCATTGAAGGACTTCATTGAAGAGTATTCGGCGAATGCCGGGTTCATCCTGACAAGCAATCACAAGAACAAGCTGACAGAACCTATTCAGTCTCGTTGCCCGCCCGTCGATTTCACCATACCTAAGAAAGAGCGCGCCAAACTTGCGGCTAAATTCTTTGGTAGAATTGAAACCATCCTTCAAACCGAAGGCGTTGAATACGACAAGGCGGCGGTGGCTGAAACCGTCCAGCACTTCTTTCCCGACTTTCGTCGAACACTGAACGTCCTACAGAGATATTCCAAAACCGGGAAAATCGATCTTGGAATCCTATCAAAGGCGGCGTCGGAAGAAAGCATCAAGGTTCTTATCGGTCTTTTGAAATCAAAGCAATTTACAGAAGTTCGAAAGTGGATTGGTGAACATTCGGACATCGACTCGGCTTCCCTGTATCGGGCGCTTTATGACAACCTTCCTCAATATCTGAACGGCTCGGCATCGGTGGCATCCGCCATTATCGTTCTTGCCGAATATCAGTACAAGGAAGCATTCGTCGCAAATTCAGAAATCAACCGGGTGGCTGCTTGCGCTACTCTCATGGCAGAATGTGATTGGGTGTGATGGAATGGTTTTTAATTGGTTTTGGAATTTGTTTCCTTCTAATCGAGCTACTTGTGTTTCCTGTGAACTGACGTTCGCCAAGGAAGCTATGAAGGAAATTTGGTTTAAATACAAGGAAGAAGATGGATCGGACGGAACAAGTTCGATCTATGTCTGTGAACCATGCATGGAAAGTGTTGCATCGTCGATTGAAGACGAATGGGTCGGATATCCTGATGACGGAATCATAGAGTTGGATATTCCAAATGACTAAATTGAAAGTGTTTGACTACGTCAATTCGATCACCGCTGGTCGCGAAAACCTTATGAGGGGAACCGAAGATGACGATGCAGCGGAAAGTGGTTATAACGCATATCTAACCAATATGGCATTGTCGTATCATCTGGATACGGTCCTTCATGCAAACCTGACCAACATTAACCACCATTTGGATAGTCGACCACAATATGAATTTCTCTTCTCTTCCATCAGAAAGAAGAAGCGATTTTCGAAATGGCACAAACCAGTTGATGTGGATGACCTGACTCTTGTTTGTGACCATTACAAAGTAAATCGGGTCATCGGAAGAGAATATCTCGATCTTCTGACCCCGGAAGCAATCGAAGAAATAAAGAAACAGTACGATACCGGTGGCTGACACCAGTATATAATGCAACATTACATATAGGAATGAAATATTAATGCAAGAAAATGATGATATCTTCAAGGGACTTGGCGTAGAAATTGTTCTAAAATCCCCGGAAGACTTCTTGAAAGTGAAAGAAACTCTTACTCGAATTGGAGTTGCATCGCGAAAGACTAACACACTCACCCAATCCTGTCACATTCTCCATAAGCGCGGTCGATATGCGATTATGCATTTCAAGGAACTGTTCATCCTTGATGGGAAGGAAACGACTTTCTCGGAAGAAGATAAGGCACGGCGAAATGCAATCGCTCTTCTTCTTGAAGAATGGGATTTGGTAGTGATCGACAAGCCTGTCGGCGATCCGGTCGCAAGCATGTCGAACATCAAGGTTCTGTCACATAAGGAACGTGGTGATTGGAACCTTACAAGCAAATATAGCGTAGGGGTACGATAATGAGTAATGAAGAACTGAAAATTTCTCCCGGTGTTTTCGTGATGGAATATGATACTAATATCCACAACATCGAATTCGATCCCTTTGTTGGGGTGACTGTCGGTCTGAAACGTCTTCGTGACTCTGCCGTCGAACCGGCACTTGGAACCCAAGGTGCAGCATGTTTCGATCTTTCAGCATC